ATATGATTTGTTGTAATTCAGGAAGTAACTTGATCAAAACCCTAGCAACGTCTGGAGTTATGGCCTGATCAAGCATTTTAAGCTCTTCTCGTTCCATGTTAGCTATACGAGCGACAAGAACTGCACCAATCTCCTCAGAGGGTTGCATAAGCCTTGCTCGTGCCTCTTGTGGCATTTGCCTTACCATGTTTGCACCATCCATCTCTGGCATTGGTGGTCTTTCACCCATTTCGTTCATATTCATTTCTTCAGCCATAATTATATCTCCTTTTGTTTATAAAGAACTGACCAGTCTGTTACTTTACAGAAAGATCCGACAACCCAACAAGTTGGCTCTAGAATTTTCCTGTACACTTTGCCCAGATAGTCAGGTGTATCTCTTTGACCGTATATATAAGCAATCTCATTAGCTCGATGTCCTGCAACGTGCTTCCAGAACTTAACGAACTTACCTTTACGCATTTGCTTCACCATCCACACAGCCCACACATGATATCCATTTACATGGGTTGGGGTTAAATAATCTCTGGTAAAGCGATAGTCTAGAATTACTTCTTTCCTTGTGAGCAATCCCTGACGCATAAGTTCATTACAGATTACTCTGCCACCAAGAATGCTACCCAGAGCACCACCAATAAATCCACCGATTGGCCCACCTATTGCCGTTCCAAGCATTTTACCAATAGCACCAGCCCCTGCTGACTTAGCAGCTTTTACTGGATCTTGACCCAGAGCTAGTTGGACAGCGAAGTTACCGACAGCCCCACCTGCTGCACTTTTAAAGTTTTGCATTCCAAGGTCTTTACTTAAATTTAAATTATCAAGAAAACTTCCACCTTGTAAAAAACCACCATCAGCTACACTTGCACCAGTAACACCACCAAGTTTATCTACATCAATTCCCTCTGGAATATTAGCTGTCTCTATTAATCCATCTTTCATTCCAGCTGTTTTTAAGGCATCAAAACTATCAACCGTAGTTGGTGTGCTCTTAAGAGCTCCAAAGCTAGTAAATTTATCTGGAACGTCCATTGCACCTTTAGTAAATGGAAGACCTTCATAAATTGACTTTCCAGAAAATTCACCACTAGTAGCAATGCTTGCTCCAATACCTTCGCCAAGTTGTGCAGCTACAGGAGTAATCTCTGCTTTTATTATGTCCATAGGGTCTTCCAACCCAGAACTAGCACCACCAGCTGCATCGTAGTCAGCTTTTGCTTGGGCTAACAGTGCTCGATCAGCAGCACTTGTGTCAGTGTATGTAGCCTCTCCAGTCTTAATAGTTTTAAGCCACTGGTAAGATGGCATAACTGTTGTAACACCATCAAGAGTTGTCGTTCTTCCATAAATGTTTTGAAGTTTTCTACCACCTAAGTCTGGAGTATTTTGTTTCAGAGTATAAAGGTCATACTTAAATGTCTGTGGATCATCAGTTCCGTCATCTACTGGCGTTGCACCTATTTGGGGATGTCCTGCAATGTGTGGCATAATATTCTCCTTTAACTTATTTCTAACAGACTAGCCACAACGTGGAGCCTGTTTGCAGTGGCTGCTGTACATTTCACCACTTCATTTTCTTGCACGACCAAAGGTGCTGTTAATAACTCGATGGTAGTGTTGGATGCCACTGCCTTAACCTTAAATAAACTGAACACATTCGTGTCAGCATCAGTAATTGTTACTGTTATCGTATCAGCATTGCCACTATCTTCTGAAACCAAAATAGACTTAACCAATCCAGAAGTTGCGTTGGGACAGGTATAGAGAACAGTAGCACCTGTGGTTGTTAAATCTAGTTTCTTATTTTTATAATTATTTGCCATTTATGCCATAAACCACGCTGTAGCTTCTGCCTGTTCAACAACATTATTCAACGCAGAGTCAGCTGCGAAGTAAGTCATTTGCTTGTCGAGCTCAAGTGTATTGGTCAGGCGAGCCATATAGCCTTGCTGATAATCTGTTGGTGGGCTTGGTAGCCTTAGATGACCTCCTACGCCACTCATCGCAGTCCATCCTCTCGTGCATTAACTCTAAAAGTTCCCAAGCTCCAGTCATCTAGAGTTCCAGAGCTTTGCAACTTCACACTCATTTGCCGACCCTTGGCTCTCGTACTAACTTTTTCTGTCGAACTGGTTATGGTAAATGGACCTTTTACAACTTCAGTTGCATTTGGATATTTGCGTGTGTTTATAAACATCGACAGAGATGTATCTGATGTCATTGTTACGTCAGGTATAACCTTATCAACTAAATATAAATTCTCACCAGTGTTTGGTATTTCGCTTGGTGAGCTTTCTATAAATGATGTCATGGCAGATCCATTGTCACTGGTTCCTGTCTCGTGGTTATAGAGCAAGCCACTAGGGTCAAATGCAAACGGCACTGTCCTAGCACCAAATGAGTCATGCCAAGCTGTCCTGTCCATTGTTCCAACTGACCAAGCATTCTCTGCGTAATTATATGTAACGTAGCTGTCATTCTCTGGATTTGTGGTTCCAGCAGAATTATCATTAGATACATACCACCATGTCACTTCTTTAAATGCTTTATTATGCCCCACCACGACCTTGTCGATGTACCTTTTCTGCATACGATCAAAGACGTAGTATTGTACTGAGGATGGAAGCTCTTTGACAATACCGTCATAGGAAAAGAAGTTCCTCTTTCCCATCCAGAAGACATTTCCGTCAATAGCTATCATTGTATTAAGACCAGCTGCACCACAATCTGTAGCCAGTAACCTGAAGCTAAATATAAATGGCGGTCCCACAAACGTCATGCCATAAATAGCAGAATCTGTGGATATTATTGTCTCTTCTCTTGCATTGACCATAGACACAATCTTAGTTCCGACCTCTAGCCTCTGGTCACCTGCACTATTTGTTGAGGTAGGTCCAAAGTCAGTAAAGTCTTCCTGATCAGACCAACGGATAAGCATTTCATCGAGATCTCCACTACCTGCATACTCCGTACACCCACCTGCAATAAAGTGACGATCAGGAAATGACACTGTGGTAACAGTTGCAACGGTTGGTACACTTAGTGCTCCAGAGAGAGATGAAACCAATACAGCTCTGGTTGAGACTGTGCCAGATACTGTCCAATAATAGATACCGCCTCCACGGACAGTTGCGATTAGGTCTTCTCCCCAGAGATTTAAATTCCACGAGGAGTTGGTTAGATTAACATCCGACTCTGATGCAGATCTAGGCTCGTTCCATGCTTCTTGTCCCCATCCACCAACACCCCAACCTAGTGCTGGGTCTGAGCTCTGAGTTCCTAAACCACCAGCAATTCCGACAAGATAGCTTATGACAACTGCGTTGCCACCACCTGTCGCTGTGCTTGTAGCTGCAGTTGGAGAGGTCACTGTGTAAGTATTGGTGGTTATGGATGTTATTTGGTATCCAGCTTTCCTGTTTAAGTTTTCAGCAGTCACTCCACCGACAGCTGCAGCACCACTAAATACAACAAAGTCACCGACAGATGCCCCATGACCACTATCAGTTATTGTTAAAGTTGTGGTGGTATCCGCTGTGGTAATTGGTGCAATAAGGATCTGAGTAACTGTAGCACCACTGTCGTGTGCTGCAGCTGAACTTGAATTAGTTCCTCTGGTACAACCTGTCAGGGTCAGAGTGCTAATTCCTGTGTAGGTTATTATCTCAGAGCCTATCTGAATAACACCAGCAGTTTTAAATCCTGCAACACTTGCAAGGTCTATTGCTGTCTCGCTATTGTCTAGAGCCTCTGTAGTTGTTGTGGTTGCATTTGTTGCATCTCGAAGAGGTGTGATATCATATAGCACTTGGTCTTGAATAATATAAAGGTGATTGTGAGTGCCTACAGCAATTCTGTCTTCACCATCTGTTATAGCTCGCCAGTTAATCATCTTACGAGCTATGCCTTGAGGTGTTGTCTCTGTGCTAGTTATAGTTCCAGCAGAGTCAGTCTGGGTTATTGCATCTTTTTCCCATCCACCAATCTTTGTAGGGTAGCCATTACGAAAACGCACAAGATCTCCGTCAACCCAGAAAGGTCCATTCTTACCAGCAGAATACTCTGTTATATCTTTAACGATACCTGGTTTGAACTGTAAAAGCTGTAATGTCATTTAACCTTTGACCCATTCATATATCTTGTTTGTCTCTTTAATTCGATGATCTAAACCTGTGTAACCGCCATTTATTTTTTTTGTTAGTTTCTTGACTACACTATCATTAACACCTTCATCACAAATTTTCCACAAATTGTTTTTTTGGAAAAACCAGATAGCTGTATCCATTGCGTATTCTTTTTCTAGTAGCGAAGGATCTTCTATAACTTCTGGCTTTCCCATATCAGAAGCAAAGGCTTTTACATTAGAAAATCCAGTTAATTGTAAAAATCCACGGCCTATGTAGAGACTGGCTTTTTCTTTAGAATCGTTACCCATACGTCCAAAATACACGTTCTCAGCTAGTGCCTTTGGGTTTCTAGCATATGGCTCTGCACTCTCTTTTGTTGGAAAGCGACTAGGCCAGACACGCATCATTGATTCAGCAGAATAGTTTAGGTTTTCTCGTGTTAACTTAAATGAGCCACTCTCATGCACGACTTGACCTAGCAGATGTGCTCCACGCTCTGGAGAGAGTTCATAGTGCTTAACAATTGCACGAGCAGTATTAGGACCAAACGATCCATCTATTGAAGAACACCCACATTTTGATTGAAGTGATTTTAGTGCGTCACTCATTTATTTAACCTTTAAAGAAAGCATCTACTTCAGCTAATAGATCTGCCTTAGATTTGCGTCTATCGAGTTCTATGTCGTGTTCTCTCATTAGAGCCTCTAACTCTATTTTCTTCATTGTCTTGTAATTTGGCACGACTGTGGTTTCTTCAACAGGCTTGACTGATACAATCTCAACTTCAGTGCCATTAATTCTTGCAAGAGCTTGAGCCTCTGTCATTGAAGGTGTTGGCAAAGACATACCGCCTTTGACATACCTTAAATTGTAAAGTTTATCTCCGTCTTCATTTTGTCCAACGTGAAACATCTCAATATCACTCATTTTGTTAATCCTTTCGTTTTTTCATATGAACGTAAACCGCCAATTCCTAACATCCCACCTAGAACTGTAAGGAGCGTGGACATATCAAACTCAGGTAAATCAGGCAAATCCACTCCAGATGCTGTTAAAACAAAGACTAGTAGGGGTTGCAGTACAAAGTGGTAGGCAAACGCAACTCCAGATGTCCATCCAATAAACGGCCTCCAACCACCTTTAAACAAACTACCAGAAGCTGCTTCTGCCTTGTTGATTTCCAACTGGCTTAATAAGGCTTGCTGGGCGTGGTTATCGGACATAGTAGCTATTTCGTGAGCCAACTTTGCTTTCATGTCAGAGTCAGGAATTACTTTATCTAGAATGCCAGTTACTGGACCTATTAAAGAACTAATCAAACTCATTGCTTTACCCTCTTAGATCTTAATTCTTCCAGATCTTTTTTCTTGGTTCCTCCGTCATACTCCCAAGCATAACCTCTATAAACCATTTCTTCATTTATGTTGGTCTGACCACAAAGAACCCATCCAAGCATTCTGCCATACTTGCCATCTTTTTCAGTTTTAACCTTTAGACCAGAAACCATTCCATCTTCTAATCTTCGAGTGAGAAAGGCTTTAGCCTCTAAGCCAAGCTCTTTCTCCTCTAGATCTCTGGTTCTACTTTCTGGCGTATCAATACCAGCTAGTCTTACTCGTTCTTTTTTTGTAAGATCAAAACCAAGGTCAATAATGATATCTATGGTATCGCCATCTACAACCTTAACAACTTGCTTGATGGCGTACTCATACATTCACATTCTCCAGACTATATTCGCTAGGAGAATAATTATCGTCCCAGCAACACCAATTAGAATAGCTTCTATCCTTTTTATTCTAAGAATCGTTTCTTTCCAGCGTTCTTCTAATTGAACTTCTACAACGGTCAACCTACGACTCAGCTCCTCTAGTTTCATGATGCTTCTTTAGTTTCCTCTTCTGGCTCAGATGCCAACGATGCAGTC